GAAGAAATTATAAATACGCTGTACGGTCTCTTGCATTTGTTTTGAATCTGGAACAAAAGCTTCTGGCTTAACTTGTTCTAAATCATAGCGTGGATCAGAAGAAGCTGCTCCGCCATCATTAGCGATATTTAAATAGTTATTAACGAAATTCTTAACTTGATTATCAATATCTTCTTGTTTTAATACTGATTTAAATTTAAGAATCCATTTTACTACCGCACTATTTTTAATCGCTTTAACAATACCTTGATCGGTAGTTGTAACAATCTCCATTAACTGTGACAACGCATTACCTGGATGTTCTCCGAAGAAATCATTATCATTAAAATCTTTACGTAAATGAATTACATCTGCATATGGTATAGTCATTTGTTTCCCATTCTTAAAGTAGAACTTCAAAAAGATATCTCCATATGCTCCTTCAACAACTTCTACTGTTGTACAAGGGATAGGATATATCTCAGTAGCATAGCCATAATCATCACGCTTAATATAAGCAAAAGCATTATGATTTAACTCTAATTGAATAGCCATTTTTTCTTGAAACATTTGGCCTGTCATTAAAGGATTTGGCTCTTCCAATATGAATCTTATATATGGTTCTGGATTAATTTTAAATTCATTACCATTATCACGAATATGTTTCGCTATGAGTTTTCCTACAGCTTTTGCTTTAGGACGGATACAAGCTCGGATAATATCGCTTTGATAAATATCTCCATGCCACGAAAAAAAGCCTCCTCCATTGTCGTTTATCATTTCAAAACGAGTTGTAGTAGGGGCTTGTTTCTTCCCAAATATCTTATCGAATAATCCCAATTTCTCACCTCCTTCTTAAATCATGTTGAGATAATCATTTCTCTTTTCTTGAAGAATTACATAAGCGTTTAAGAGTGCTGCCGTTCCGTCAATACGGCGACGCTGGTTCTTCGTTTTATTCGGTTGTATGTTTAAGTTCTTATCGATATCAATTGCGGTATTTGAAAGGCACCATTTATCAATCGGATTGTTGTTATAATTCACCAATTTTGATTCCAAGTCAGCACCTAATAATTTCATTGGACTTGAAAGTGTTTGCTTGCCTTGTGCAACAGGAACCATTGCTTCTTTACCAAAATACCCTTCCATTTCTTCGACCCAATATTTAGCTGACCATCTATCATAACCAATCCAAGGAAGATAAATTCCGTATTCATCTCTAATTTCTAAAAACCATTCTGTAACATACTTATAATGAACAGAATTCCCTGGAGTAGTTCTTAAAAGATCTTGTTCATACCACAAATCATAAGGGATTTTATCTTCCTTACTTCTTTGTTCTAATAAATCTTCAGGCAACCAGTACATTTGCTTCACATATATGTTTTTGTCATCTGGAAGCATAAAAATAACCTTAGCTGCAGTTAAGTCGGTTGTCGAAGATAAGTCACAACCACCAATACCATAGGAAGGTTTTAATTCTGCAATATCAAATATTGCAGTGTTATTTAATTGTTCAAATGTTAACCATGCTTCTGTTGACGTTTCTCTAATATTGAAATCTTTTGTAAGTAAGTTTTTAACAAGCATGGCATTTGCTTTCGCTTTTTCAACTTTGCTTCTTAATTGGTCTAAGTTTTTGATTGTACCTAATCCCGGATTCGCTTTTTTCCAGCAAGACTCTTCTGTCCACTCTTCACGTTTATCCAATTCATAAATAATAGGAAGAACTCGTTCATCTTTATAACCGTCCGGATCATCATAACCATTGATAATA